CCTGTAATGCGTCGTTGATGCAATCATTAATCTGATCAGATGTCAGGTGAAATTGGATTGTTGGAACACCCATCTTTCGCATCAGGTAAGCAGATAATTGCTGATACGTATATCCGAGGTTGATGGGCATGAGAATCGGTTCCTAGATTACGCGAAGCAGTAGAAGAACAATGATAACGAGAATTACAAGGGATAGAAATCCTCCAAAGTAGTAACCGTATCCAGGTCCCATTCGGTAACCACCGAATCCGAATAACAGCAGCAGGATGATCAGCAGAATTAACATTGTGGTACCTCAGTTGTGAAAGGTGACTCACGGTCCTCGCGGAAGAAACCGTGAGTCACGTCGATCGTCGAACTACTTCGAGGAGAGACTAAGCGACGATCTGTCCCTTGGAGTAGAACAAGTTGTTGATCAGTTTGGTACCGTACTGGGAAGCCATCGCCTTACGATTGATAAAATCGTCAAGCGTGATGGTGGGGGTCGTGTAGAGAGGAATGTACGGAGCATACACAAATCCCGTCTCCAGCATGCTTGTACCACGGTACCCCATAAACCAGCCCGATGAACCACCGTACAATCCAGCAGGTCCGCCGAAGAACGGATCCTTGTAGATGTCCCAGCGACTGCCGAGACGACCTGCAAGGTACGGTCCTTTGACGAGTCCGGACGGTACCTGATTGACGATGTAGTTGGGCAAGGTCTCCAAGATGTTGCAGACCTCGACGCCAGCTACCACCCAGGTACCGATCGCACGGCCAGTCGACGTGAAGATCTTGTTGCTGGCAGTGACGAACTGGTTGATCAGAGACAGGTTGTGCTCGTTCAAGCCAACCGTGTCAGTGGCACCAGTAGCCGATGAGTACGAGTCCGTATCCTTGAACCGAAGGGTCTTGGACCATGCCGGTGCCAGGTTAGCGGACGGTACAGCAGCTGCTACTGTATTGATAAGTTCACGATCGGTCTCGAAACGGATTTCCGATCCAATCGCATTGGTCAGCTCAACGTCCGCATCCAATCCATGGAGCGATCGCAAGTTGAATGCGGCTTCCAGGGACCATTTTGCACGCAGCTTACGCGGACGAGCCATCACAGGAGCCGACGTCAAGTTCATGTCAATCTCAGGAAGATTGCCATTGGCTTCCATGTTGTAGTCGTACGTAGCCGAGAGCACGGCACCAGTCGTCACCAGAGCATTGAACGTAATCGAATAGGCTCCAGTGCCGTAGTTGATAGTGCCAGTCGCATCACCGACGATGGCGCCGTTGCCATCGTCAATGGCGTACTGACCATCAACACCCAGCGACTGCACCATCAGAGTGGTAGGCTGAATCGGAACGAATGCAGCAGTTCCGGTGTAGTCAGTCGGTTGCGAGCCAGAACCCGTACCCCAGTTCTCGCCATTGACCGTAGGCGAAGTGTAGGCAGGGTTGTTGGCACCGAGACCGACCGGATCGAAGGCAGTCGACCCTAGCGACACGTTGCCTTTGTTAGTGGCGTACGTGAATGCCAGGTAGAACACCAACGATACTGGACCCATCATAGGCTGGACCGAGAACAGTCGTTGAGCGATAAGTTCAGGGAAGATCGCCCGAACCAACGGAAAGGCAAATTTCTCAAAATCTCCGATCTGTACTGCACGAGTCGTCTCATCGAGAGCCTCATAGAGGTAGCGATGAGTGTTGTGGAGCATGATGGCCGTATTGCGACGGATATCAGGCTCAGCGATATCCTCGACAATGGAGCGCCAGCGATCCGAGCGAGCTAGGGCTTCACCGAAGCCCATCAGGTTACCCGCATACCCGGACGACTGGAACTGTGCTACTGCTTCTGCCAGATCCATAAATCCTCACTGAGAAGGTTGTGAATCGAGATTACTTCTTGGCCTCAGCCTTACGACGTTCCTTCATGGCTTCGACCAGTTGCTGACTCTTTTCCTGAGTCCCAGTAAGTTGTGGACCGGACTTGTTCTTGTCCCTGTCCTCAGTGATGCTCTCGATCGGATTGCGAGGAGTTAGCGTAGCCAGTGAAGCTCCGCCAGTCGACTCAATCAGAGGCTTCAAGTCCTTCATTGTGGAGTCCAGCTCCTCGACCGTAGTGCAACGATCCAAGAATGGCTTCACTTTGACAACCTGGGCTTCGGACAGACCCTCAGTCAGGACAACCTTGTGCTCCGTAAGCTTCTGATTACTGATCGTGGTAGTCAACTCCTCGACCAGCTTCTCGGCAGCTTCCAGATCCTTCTGAGTGTCTTCTTGCTGAGTCTTCAACTCCTGATACTCTGGAGTCTCTTCGACATCGAAACCGGAATCAGCTTCGGTCATGCTCGCAACAATTTCTTCAGCCTCCAGCCGCTGACGCTTCTCCTCGGCAAAGAGACTTTCCATGTGCTCAGCACGCATCCGAGCGTTCGTAGCTTCAACCTGCATAGCAGTGTGAAGCTTCTTGGATGCTTCCAGCTGACCCTGGAGTGTCGCGACCTGACCAGCGAGAGCCTTATTTGCTACTTCAAGCTCTGCAGTGTTCATGGGATCCTCTCTAAGTTGTGTTGCACTTAGAATTGAGTTCGCAGTCTCACGCAACCTACTAACTGCAACCGGGTTCGCTGAACGCGACTGAGGTTGTAGGCTTTCAAGCAGAGTCTGAAAACACGTAATGTCGGATTCCGTGAGATTGCTCTCTTTGGATTCCAGTATTTTGTGTACCGCGCCAGCCATAACCTGGCTTTCACC